CATCAAGAGAAACAATTTTAATGTAGTTATTTGCAAAATAAATTGGATCTTGTTTACATTTGAGGAACTCAATAATTTGTTCTTCTGTAAACTCAATCGGAGTATTTGCTTTTTTTAATAATGGATTGCCAAGATATACGTCACTCATAACAAAATTTAATTACAGTTCCATGCTCTAAGGGACTTATTGATTCTACTATCTGGATCTCTTGCAGTTTTAGCAGAAGTTAATTTCTTTTTCATTCCTTTCATTCTCGCACAGAATGATGCTCTTCTTTTGTTACCTTTCTTTTTGGATGGTGCTTTTAGATCGGAACCAGGATTTTCTCTTTCATAAGACTTACGTCCCTTTTCATTAAGACCACCTTTCTTATTTTTACCCGATTTCTTGGTCCAGGCAGCACCTTCTCCAAGTTTACTTCTATTGTCTTTTTCTTTTTCTGCTAATTTTGGATTTGCTTTTGCCCAATCTTTGCTTATAGGACTTAATTTTTTTCGATTAAATTTTGGAGGATTATCAGATTTTTTTGCTAATTCTGGGTGATTTTTTCTCCACTTGTCCATTGGACTTAGTGTTTTTTGTGTAGTTTTTGAAACTCTTTCTACATTAGATGTAGATGAAGATGATGTTGTTTTTTTATCGGGTGCTTTTTGTCCACCCTGAGACATCAGAGCAGCAGCAACACCTGCACCAGCAAGAGCACTTTTCCATCCTTCATCAAGTTCATTTCTCCAATCAGATTGTTCAAATCTTACTTTTGGTTTTAATTTTTTCTTACCATCAGGTGAAGGAACAAACTCACCAGTCTCTGAGGACTTCATATCATCAGTATCTACATCACCATCCACATCGGCATCGACTCTTCTTACTGCTTTTGCGGCAAGTTTTTTTAGATTGCTACCGTCGATTTTTGATTCTTCTTTTTCTTCTTTCATTTTTTCACGTTTTGCTTTTGCCTTAGCAAGTAATCTTGCTCTGGCAGCATCCTGTTCACTCTTAGGAATAGGAGTTACGGCACCAACTTTTTGATCAACATCACCAACATCATACCCTTCTTTCTTCACGCAATTATTTACAATTTTACCAAACATCTTTTTGGTTCCTTTCTTCTCATATCCCTTCCAACACTTCTGACCTTCATCAACAGTTTCGACTTCTTCCATTGGCAATGAAGGTCCTTTTGACATTCTCCTTGCAACTTCTGCCTCATTCTTATTAGGAGATTGGGTCATATATCTAATTTTCTTTTGTTTCCGTGCTTTATTATGTGCTGTAGGATCAATTGCATCAGGCATAGCACCCTCAGAAACTAAAGGTTCTGGTTTGATGATATCAATGAACTCATATTCAGTTGCCTGAAAATCATCTCTCCAATTGGAGTATTGAACACTTTCTGAAACTGCTTTCTTTGCAACCTTTGCAACTTTGCCTGCAGTTTCTACACCAGACTTAACTCCTTTACCAAACTCCTTGGCACCTTTGCCAATCTTTGATGCAATTTTTTTGGTAGTTTCGATGTCTTGCTTTGCTCTTGCCATTGCTTTCTTATGTCGATCCATTCCCTTAAGAACCTGTCTGGCAATGCCATCTAATACAGGTCTCTTCTTAGGTTGTTGTTTCTTAGCAGTCTCAACTGCTTTTGCTGCTGCAGGTCTCTTTTTAAATGCACCAGATGGTGATGCTGCTTTAATCTTACTATCACCTCTGGCAATAGTTGCTTTAGTTGTTTTTGCTGGTTGAGTTCCTTTTGGCAACCTCTTTGGAGTTTTCTTTTTATCTGTTAAAGCATATGCTTCAGTTAATTCAGAATCCTCTACAAGGTCATGAATAAACCCGACAAAATTCTCAACTCCAAGTTCTTCAATAAAAATTGATAAACCATATTCATTGATACCTTCATTAAAAAAGTATTCTGCTGCAGTATTTGCCACCCATTCTTCACTCTTATTTCCCCAATTAGCAGCACCTTTTTTGCGACACTTTACAAGTGCTCCAGAAGCATATGCAGAAGGCCATACAGAATAACGAGACTTCACCTTATGATAACAGGCATCTTTTTTACCACTACCCTTACCTTTCTTGTCCTTTGCTTCAATAATCTCTAGTTCTTCTTTTTTCATTTTCTTTTTTGGTTTATCGGTTGATACATAAGTTGGTTTTGCGGCACCAGATTTTTCTTGCTGTCCCGAATCTGCTGTCTTCTTCCTTCTTGCTGCAGATTTTCTTTCTGCTTTTGTCATACTGTCATATTTAGAACGAGATACACACTTTGGCACTCCTTCACCGGGTTCATCACTTGCACATGTTCCACCAGTTACAACATTGACCCAACCACCTTTACCATCTTTTGATTTAGATCCTTTGAACCACTTATGAAGAGATCCTTCACTCATTCCACCTCCGTTGGATCCACCATTGCCACTCCCACTCCCATTACTACCATTGCCATTACCATTACTATTGTTACTATCATTTTCATTATCATCTGAAGAGTTGTCATTTTCTTTACGAAGATATCCACTAGATGCTACACGATATCCTAATGGAATTCGTTTACATTTTTTATCTGTATAGCAATAATAATATCCTTGCTTACACTGTTTCATCAATGAAAAGTAGTTTATTCTTTATTATTTAGAAAACCTTGCTTGAGCATTTTTTGGAGTTCTGATGTGGAACCAACAAACACTGCATTATTAGTAACATTGTTTGTAGTCTTCTTAGTCTCGTCTTCTACATCTTTAAGTTTCTTTTGTAAATCAATTAACTTATCAGTAGTATCTGCAACACTCTTAATCAACTGCCCTGCGACCTCATATGCCCTTGGACTACCTCCTTCCCCTGCTACCTCCATAATGCCATTGATTGCCTCCTGACCCTTCTCTATGAGGGAGTAGAGGTTCGCACGACTATAGATATAATCTTTCTCTATATCATCATCCTTAGATTTTACAATCTCAGGTTTTTTGATTGGTTTTTTTTCGACAATATCACTCTCAATATTCAGAGCTTCATCGATGGAATCATAATTATTCATGATAGATTAAAAATCTTCTTTTTTAGTGGGACTGAATTCTTTGGAATCGCCTAAAAATTCCCAATTTTCGGTAAATCCAAAATCATCACCAGGTTCTGCATCGATTGGGTCAGGAACAGCAGTATATCTTACTTCACGTTTTGCAGTCTTAGTATTTGTATCAGCATACAAATCAACTTGAACTTTCTTAATAAGTCCATCAGTACTATCTGCAATAGGACCAAATATATAAGTTTTTGCAGTAAATCTTAAAGTATAAATTAATGCTCTACGAGTTTGAAATGACCCCTCATAATCGTCTTGAAAATCAATACTATCTAAAACAATAGGAACATCTCTTTTTTCTCCAATAGATTCTACCAAGTCAACTGTAACATTAAATGATGGTTGAAAAAATGGCAGTATTTGCTCAACTATTTGAAGAGCATCATCATTTAATTTAGTAAAAATATTTAATTCAAATCCAATATTATAAGGAACTGGCATGAAAACTTTTTTTACTCTTCCTTCATCATCACATGCCTTAAAAGTCTGTACTATTCCAGTTTTTCTTTGCGAATCATATTGAATACTAGTCATCTCAAAAGACATTCTTGGTAAAGTAATTGCAACAGGTTTTGTCAAATCTTCCTGCTGCTCAATTTTTGCAAGAAATTTCTGCATTGGTCCATAAGATAACCCAACTCTCATATCAGAAATTACACTTTCGGAATTATCTTTATGTTTGATATGAATATCATTAAAGAGAGTTCCAAACGATATAATCGTTTTTCTAATTATTTCGTTATAATAGTATGTTCCTAACATTAATATGTACCAAATGGATTTGATTCTGTAAAGTCTAATATTTTGTCTGCTTCTACCTCAAATTCATCATTATCTGAATATTGATCACTTGTTGAAGTATCTGTGTCATATGACTTTAAGGTATAAATTGCAGATGAAGCAGAACCAACTATATTTTCTCCTTCACTAAATGTTCCACTATTTAGTGCAACTCTCAGAATCTTATCAATATCTTGACCTGGATTGGTCCAAGATTTGACTTCTGCAGTAACTCCAGAGAGAGAACCAGTAACTGTTTCTGAAACAATAAAGGTCCCAATTCCTACAGCAGGTGGTGGAGAAACTGCAATATTTGGTTTAGAAGTGTATCCAGAACCTGCGTTTGTTAATAATACTTCTGACAATCTTCCATTGAAAATTCTGGTGATTGCCGTTGCGGTTGTTCCTCCACCGACTGGTGCATCTATTGTGATAGTCGGTGCTTCATAATATCTATCTCCTTTATCTGTAATTTCAATCTTAAGAATCGGACTTTCTGATATGACACAAGTAGCAATTGCACCAGAACCATTTCCTCCAGCAATAGTTACAGTAGGAGGTAAGGTGTATCCATATCCAGTATTTGTAATGACAATCTCTTTAATTGATAATGCATCTCCAACTGATGTAGTTATTGCAACTGCGGTAGCTGTCAGAGAAAATTCATCAACTCCTATGGCACCTGTAATAGTACTAACATCCACATCTGCAAAAAGTGGTGATCCAAGACCTGGAGGACTTATTGTTACTGTGGGAATTCCTGTATAATTATATCCATCATTCAGTAAAACAACATTAGTAACACCTGAGAAACCGGGAACGAGCATTGAGTCGCATTCTGCAGTTCCACCAAAAGCAACCAATTTCAAATCTGTAATATAACCAACGTCTTCTAGAACATCATCTATTTCAGGAATTCCGGTATCAATTTCCTCATCTTCATATTCGAAGAGTTCGCATGATAATTCGTAAACATAATTTCTACCTAATTGGTAAAATGGTTTTTCTACTTCAACTCTTTTAATTTCAAAAAATCTTTCACCTAAAG